ATAAGATTCAACCAGTTAAATCGGTTGTACCCTGCTGTGAAGCAGAACCCTCTTATGAGTGACCTCCTTGAGACGATGAAGTTAGAACTTTGTGAACTATTTGCGGGTTTCACCCCCTTTAGAACACTACGGTTCGCGCACCATGGTAATGGCGCAGCTTCAAATAGCGAATCTCCACTTTGGAAAAAGCTACGTCTACTGTCCGCAACACCCTCTGTTGCAAAGCCCCGTTTCACATTACTTTATGAAACACTCGAGGGAGAGCTTCCACCTCTGGAAGTTAACCCTGCTGAGCGGTATGGCACCGTAGAGAAGACGTACGAAATACGTCGCCCAATTGGTATACAACCATCACTGAACCTATATTATCAATTAGGTACAGGCGGGTGGATGAAAAGCCAATTACGCCAAATTTGGGGTATTGATTTGCGTGACCAAGAGCGAAATCGTTCGCTTGCAAAGGAAGCATCACTGTTCGATGATATCGTAACAGTAGATTTAACCAGCGCAAGTGGCTTGATTGCTCGAGATATGGTCCGTTTTCTTTTTAACTATGATCCAGATTTTCTGGCATGGTTGGAAGACCTTCGTGTTGAGTATTGTGACTACCCAGGTAGTGGCGAGTTCTTAAGTACGCGATTCTCCGCAATGGGGAATGGTTACACTTTTGAACTCGAGACCGCTATCTTTGGCGCTGCAATACGTGCGATATATTCGCATTTATCTATACCATTAGTACCGGGAAACTGGTCGGTATACGGTGACGACATGATCATTGTAAAACAGGCATATCCGCTACTACAAGAACTACTACAGTTCTTAGGCTTTAAAGTGAACACATCGAAAACGTTTTCTGATGGTCCATTTAGAGAGTCTTGCGGTGCTGATTTTTACAATGGCAAGCCAGTACGTAACTTCTTTTACAAGGGTGATCTTGATCATGAGACCAATATATCGGACTTTATTAAAGTCCTTAATGGTTATTATCGACGCTATCTTGAATCGGAAACGAAACAAGTAAAATGGAGACTGCTGTTTATTTGGCAGAATCTATATAGGGCCGTACCACGGTGGTTTAAGTCAGAAATGACTGGGCCACCTGTGGAACATGATGCATGGATCATATCCGAAGACGAAAACCTTTGGGCATCAACACACACCAATTATAACGGTGATATGTTACGCTTAGGGCTAGTTGTTAAGGACAAACCTTCGAAAGACTGTACTGACTTCCGACGTTTACAAGCATGGTTTTATCTTGCAAATAGACGAACGAGGATCTTAAATATCCCTCCTGTTAAGTACCACTCTAGTGGTAGTGTAAATGGACCCCGAAGGGTAAGTGAGTTAGAGCTTTTTATAAGCTATAAACCTTCACACCCTACGGGCCATCAGGCAATGCTTATACGCGCAATGCGGTAAGAGAGTACAACCGTCCATAAGATGGGACGTTAAACATACTATCTAGGCGAAGCCGGCTGCGAGGCC